ACTTGTATGTTAGAGTCCGCTTTGAAAATAAAAAAAATGCGAAGGGTTTTTTTTAAGGAGTTAAATTTGTGAGTGAGTTGATTGATAAGTTGGGACCGGATCAGGACATTCTTAGGAACCCAGATCAGTACAAGCCAAAGCGTAGGCAGATGAAGTTTACGCCGAAGCAGGAAAAGTTTATTCAGTTGTTTGTCTATCATGATCTGACCAATGTTGAATGCGCTCATCGTGCAGGCTATGCGTTTCCATCAGTCGCAGCGACTAAGATGCTGAACGATCCAAGGTACACGCACATCCAGACAAAGATCCAGGAACTGAAAGAACTCGAGCAGAAGAAGTATGAGATTACTTTTGAGAAGGTTGCGCGTGATCTTCAGAAGATTCGTGATGCCGCCATGGAGGACGGGACCTATGGTGCAGCAGTACAAGCAGAGCTGGGAAGGGCGAAGCTTGCAGGTTTGATGATCGATAAGAAGGAGATCAAGACAGGAAGGATCGATCAGATGGATCGGTCTGAGGTTGAGGCGCGTCTCATGGCGTTGCTTGAGAAGAATGACCTTGCGCCCAAGGCAGAGGACGATGTAGCTGAGGAGGACGTTGAGGATCTCGAGGGGGAATTTGAGGATGCAGAGTGGGATGTGATTGAGGATGAGGAGGATGAGGAGGATGAGGAGGAGGATGACGAGAATGATTGGGAGGATGAGGATCTCCCCGACGATCTCGAAGATGAGACCGAAGGGGAGGGTTAGGTTAGCAACGATTGATGCTCATGTTGATGCGAACTTCACATTCAATGGCGCTGTAGAACGCAGATAAAGCTTCGGAAAGTTTGTCCATCTCTTTGAGGAGATCGGTCTTCATTTCTCCGCCAACTTCATCGTCAAAAAGTTCTTGGTAAACTTGAACGTTGGCTAGAATTGTTGCTGGCGTGTCCGGCATGTAGGTGTCTTCGCATACGGTGATCGATGCTTCAGCGCCAACAACGTCCGCAAACTTTCTGGCTTCACGAGTAAGCATACGCTTGTGTGTATCTTCTCGGTATCCCGCAAATCTTATTTTGTCTTCAAGATCTTTGATCTTCTCATTCTGCTCATCGATTACGGTTTGCTTCGTTCTGTATTTCTTTGTCATCTTATTTTCCTTTTCTAGCTTTGAGTAGTAAGGCACTTGCGTCCCTTGATGGTGATCGAAAGCATCTGCCCTTGCGAGCTTTATCAGTCAATCGTTTCTTTGTTCTGAAACAACGGTCAAAGGTGTACGCTTTCCTTCGATGTGGAATAGAACAAAATCTTGCACCAACATGGGTGCTTGCGAACTCAACACGGCACCATGCACATGTGAAGTTGCGGGTTTTCTTTTGACGGTGGATGAAGCTGGAGTTCTTCCTGAAGCCTCCTCGCCTTTCAGTTGGATTATTTTCCTCGATTTCCAGGACCTCAATCTCGGGCGCTGCGGTGATGCTCGGCATAGATCATTTCTCCTATTCGTTGTACAAGCTGAGGGACTACCGCGTTTCCGAGGGATCTAATTCGGTCCACCCGATTGGGAACCCCATGAGCCACTCGACCCACGTTGGGTTCAGGGAGCCAGAAAGTTTGCCCTTGGGTGTTTGATAATCCGATTGAGCTTCTACCGCATCGCTCAAGGTGTTGGTCATTGGGTTCCTTCCCGATTTCTCCATGGCTTCTTGTCTTCTCGCTCCCTTGTGCTCTCGTGTCGTTGGGGTTGGCCAGATTCTCACTTCCTTGGCGAGCGTTCTCTGGTTCGCGGTGTCCATGTTCTTCCAGTCGGAGTTCATTGGCGTAGGCCAGACTCTCAGCGGATCCTTCGAGAGGCTGTCCTTGACCGCCGCTCCGATGTTCCATCCGTGTGTGCCGTTCTTGTGAGAGGGCGCTACCCCTTCGCCTCCGGTCATTCTCGTCGGAGTAGGCCACAATCCAGCATCGGTCTCTCCGGTGGTGGGCTTCGACGGCACAAGCCGGAATAACAAACGATTGGACTTCGTAACCTTCGGCTTCCAAGTCAAGGCAAACATCGTCGAGTGCCATGCTGACGAACCCAGAAACGTTTTCACCAATGACCCAAGCCGGAGCTGACTCTTTGATGACTCGTAACATTTCAGGCCAGAGGTGACGGTCATCTTCCTTTCCAAGTTGCTTGCCTGCAACGGAGAATGGTTGACATGGGAATCCTCCGCAAACAACGTCAACTGCATTTTTATATTCTCGTCCATCTAATTTCCTTATGTCTTCGTGAATGGTGATGTCCGGCCAGTGCTTGGCCAGAACCTGTCTGCAAAATTTATCCTTCTCGCACATCGCGATGGTCTCCATCCCAGCCCATTCAAGGCCAAGAGAGAAACCACCGATGCCGGAGAAGAGGTCAAGGACTTTCATTCATCCTCCTCCTCGTCTCTTGGATGAATGCTAAAGAATCCTTGGTTAGGACAATGCAAGGGCGCTTCGTTTACCCATCTCCATCTTTTTGATTCAACGATGTTGGGAAAGATGAGTTCCTTTGCACCTTCAGGAGATGCGGACATGTACTCGAAGAAGTCACACTCAAGGTCAATGCCCTCGTTGCGAGTGCTGAGACCGTTCATCTTGGCGAGGAGTTCGTAGTAGTCTACGCCACCGAACTCACCATAACCTTCGTAGTCGGGCTCATGCCACACGTTACCCTCGTTGTCGTGCAGATAGACGGGCAATGCGCCTTCGTCTGTGTATCTGTTGGTCACGGATTCACCCGTGTCGTTTGTTAACCATGAAAACATGCCCATCTTATTTCCCCTTACAGTTTGGATTGGTTTGCCAGTAATCCGGCCAGTGACCCGCGCATACCATCTCACGGTATTGCTTTTCCATCTCGACTTCGTGCTTGTAGTCTTCGTTGGATACCCAGATTAGGGCGACCGCTATGATCACAACCATAGCGAGACCCACAATTGCTTTTCTTTCTTGCTCGAACATCAAGATCCCTCCCAACCCATGGTCCCTTCTGCGGGGTCAACGTTGGGATCAAGGTCATCGTCACGACCGATGCCGATCTTGCGAAGGATGGCCTCGGCCTCCTCGTTGTAATCTTCGTAGTCGCTCTGACTCTCGGGGGTTAGGTGATAGCTTCTGAACTTCGAATCGTATTGATACTTGAGTTCAAGGCCATCACGGTCGATCAATATCTCAGCAAGATCATCGATCATTTCTACAAATTCAAAGATTGCTACTTTCATTAGTCTGTCACCCTTGTCCAGTGGTTGAATTGCACATCTTCAGGAAGATCATTGAGCACAATATAATCGGGTGCGTTCTGATCCTTGGCGTATGAGATGGCTTCATCAGTCGGCTTCTGTTTGATCTCGTAGATCTCATTGGTGCTGACCTTGAGTAGGTGGATCTTTCTTCTCATTGAAGCTTTCATTTCCTTGAGCATGAGATGACGGTTCAATGATCCGGTTACGACGATGTCAACGAGCGTGTCACCATGACCGTTGCCAAACTGAGCGTAACATTTCGGATCGTTCTCTTTGATGTCGTCTGCGGAGACTTGGCGAAGATCGGACAGCATCTGTCTGAAGCTTTCCTCCGATTGGCCACTGTATGGGTAGTAGGTGTTCGCACCTCCACGCCCATCGTTCTCATACTTGCAGACTCGCTTGCCATCAATGCACACAGTTGCGTCAACGCAATGCGTCTCATGACTCGCCCATGATGACCACTTGATGTTCTTGAGAGAGACCCTTGAAGGTGCGCTCATGACTCACCTCCCGATACAACCTTGATCCCTTCGTAAACGTAGTCTCGAACCTTGTGAAACACAAGGGATACCGCCGATTGAGTGTGACCGCCGATGTTCCAATCGTGGATTCGTTCGACTTCGATGGTGTCATCACCCGTGTATGCGGGACCGTTCTTCCAGTTGTAAATGGTTGCGACCACGCCGTTTTCTTCGATCGCCCATTGAATATCGGACTTGCCAGTTGAGGAGACATCCTCGGGCTGACCAAAGATATCGACGAGGTCCTGAAAGCTGAGATGAATCTCACCTTGAAGGCAGGTTAGGTTAGTGTTGACCATTGTTTTTCCTTAGTTTTGCTTTGGGTTTACGATTTTAAGGTTTGCTTGATGTGATTGTCAAGTGCTTGTTTAATTACAGCTTACGAAAAGGTGCTGATTTCTATGAATATGTTGGGGGGAATAGCGCCTCCCCCGCCCCACAGGGCCCTCTGCCCCCCGTTTAGGGGGTGGGGAAGGGGTAGGGTAGGGGTCCTGCGTGCGGCCTGCGTGCGGCCTGTGCGTGCGTCTGGTTGCGTGCGGCCTTGCGGCCTATATTTGATGGGATTGGGTATGTGCTAGAAGCGTCCCATTTTTTTGGGTATGTGCTAGAAGCGTCCCATTGAAGGGCCCGAAGGCCCTAGTGTTGATGGTAGCTAATGTTCGCAACGTCTTTGTCCCAACATGCTCGACAGTCTCGGCATTTATTGCCCTGTTTAGGTGCTGGGCATATGTGCGAATTGGTGGGAATGGTTCGAGCGTGAACCGTTGAAGTATTGCGGAATCGCTTTGGCCTTGGGCCGTCAACCATGGCAGCGGACACTCGGACAATGAGATTGTCAGGCAGGTCACCGTCATATGATGCGACGATTTGCGCTTCGCGTGTTGGCAACCAATGCAGGCAATCTGGCGTTGCGCGTGCTACTTCTACAATCTTGGCGAAGTGATCCGCGTCCTGAATGTCGCCGCTATCATGCCATCGAAAGTATTTGTCTTTGTTGATTGCTCGCGCCATGCTTGGCGCCCAATCCTCTCGGGTGATTTTTTCCAGGCGCCGCGCTTGTGCTTTCTTGACGACCGGCAGCACATACATGCCGCGGTCATACGCGTAGCAATTCTCACACGTTGACCCTTTGACGTTTCGCAATTGTCCGCCGACCTTGCACGCTTGCGCGGGTAATCCGTAAGACTTGCTCGGTATCTTTGACGGGTCGGATAACCCGCCTACATTCTCTCGTGCTTCTGATACTTTCATTTTAGATCCTTATATTTTGCTTTAGGTGTCTCAATTCTAGCATAATTTTCCTGGAAAAAGAGTAGTTTTTTTTGATCGGTTTCGAGCGTGCGAGCTTGCGACCTCGAGATTTTTTTATAGTGTGAGCATGCGAGCTTGCGAGCTTGCGACCTTATTATTTTATTATTATCTAGTGGTTGCAGCGGGCACCTGTTCCAGGAAGGCGCCCAAAAAAAAGGACCCGAAGGTCCTTGTCTTTAACTGCATGTTATAACTTAGCTAGTATGTCCGCGAGATTGTAGGATGAGTAGTCGCTACCCTCACTACTGTATCGCTTAATTAAACTGCCGTCTCTGCCTGATTCGTTCAAGCATATATAAAAGTCGGTATTACCTACCGACTCGATAAAGGTGCAGTTAGTACAATCGTGTTTATGATGATGGAGTGCCTCTCTCTGCGCTCGATTAATTGTCATCGTTCATAATCTCCGTGATTGATCGACGGTCGAATGGCAACACATTGTTGACGTAAAACCGCTCGATCATCTCATCAGGCCACGCGTTAATGATCGGGTTAACTGCCAGCACCATTGCCTTGATGGTTGGATACTCTTTGCCTTGGAATTGATACTTCATTTGATTCTCCAATGAGGGCGCCCGTAGGCGCCCGATAGGTTAGATGAATGGATTGATGGTTAAGACCTTCTGGATCTCTGGGCTCGGTGTCCTAACCGTTAACCCCCAATCCCAGCGCTGGCCCTCCCAATTGATTGACCCGATGATCTTGCCAGCATCTCGCGAGGTCACAATCAGATTCGATGGTTTATGCTTAAACCGCGTGAATCCGTTCTCGTTGACACCGATCGAATTTTTGACAGCATCCGCTGGTGCTTTTTTCTCTGCCGCCAGTTGTCGCTTGAGCATCTTAAGCTTGACTACGTCGGCAGACTTCTCAAGCTTGGC